GTCTGGTTGCGAGATGGGCCAAGTCGGAGCCGGTTTTGTTTACCTTCGACCACGATAGTGTTCCTGTATGGTCTGCGGTATTGTCCAGATCATGTGCCCGCAAGTGATGAGCATCTGGGTCTGCCGTGTGCTGAGAAAAGACAGTGGTAGTAACCGCCCAGGGCGCTTGCCCCGTGGCTAAGGTACCCAGGTGGATCGATTGATCGTCTAGCCGATGGGCATTAAGCGTGCCGCCTTGCTGGGCGGCGCCGCCAGCGCCGCCAGCGCCGCCCAGATCGCGCACGGCGTATGGTTTTAGCCGTCGCCAGAGAGTAGGTAAGTCTCGCTCATTAACAGCCACTACTCGTCTCCTGGTGCGTCATTTTGGGAATACAGCCGCAGTTGTTCGGTCTGTACGTCATACTCTGCTTCCTCCACAAAGAAGGGGCTGATAGACGCCAACGCACCCCAAGTGACCGGAAGACCAGTAAGGTTTATCCACTTTCCAGCAGGTAGATACCCCATCGGCAGCAAACTACCATTTGCATCATAAAGCTTTCCGGCTGTATCCAGACGATAGTTGAGAACCTGCTTGTCGTCCGGCACATAGATATGCGCCGTTCGTTCTGGAGTAATCGACACCAACAACCGTTGTCCGGTTACCGTGCCGCTGTCTAATAACCGGTCTGCTTCGGCCATTGCCGTCTCGTCGCCCTCACGGTAAAAACGCTCGTAAACGCTACTGGCATCGTTGATCATCGTACTGGTAATAAATGATGCGCTGTCCAGCACGCGCTTCACAATGGTGGATGTCTGCTCGTGGCCCCATATCTGAAAGGATAGGTCTGCGTTGGGCGTGCGATCTACCCACGCACTGCCGTTCCACACTTTCACCCCACCGTTGGCGAACCCTAGTTCGCTGTCCATGCCGACAGCGTATACGTCGCCGTGGCTAAAGCTGCCAGTGCGATCAACAACAATCCAGTACGTGCCACCTGCCGATAGCGTAACGCCACTGGTAAAAAGAAACGTTACCCAGTCTGCCGTCGTAGATATGTCAGCCCCATTAACGGTAACGGAGGCCACAGATGAGCCAGGAACACCCGCATTGTTGGTATACAACGCCACACGCACGCCATCCGACGGAGCACCCATTTTACGCACACGAATCAAAATCTCTTTCGCCAGCCAGCCGGGCGTAGGTGCAATAAACGAAGTGGCTAACTTTTGCCCCAACGTAGTGATGGTTAGGCTAGCTCCTGCCCCTTCCTGGGTCAGAGATTCGGCTACAGGTGCGCTATGTCCCTGCTGGATTGTTACATTTCCAGCAGGTGTGTCGTTTACAATCGTGGCGGGCGTTACCTCTATGTATGCCGCCCCCTCAGTCTTTACCCACCGATAACCGTTGTTTATAGCCTGGCCTGAGCCGATGACAGATACCATTTCTCCAGACTCAAAGATAGCCAAGCCATTGGCGCTGTCTATGATGTCGTCTTGTGGCTCAAAGTGAATTGTGTTAGCCGTGTAGGTCTTGGTCTGTCCATCGCCAGGCCCGTCTACTGTGAGCGTTTTGTTGTTATAGCTGCTGCCGGTAACAACAACCTGATTATCTGGTATCCAGTTGCCTAAACGACACAGAATATCGTGAACACGACCATCACGAAAGCCTATTTCACCCGCGGTAACCGACCAGCCAAGCAGGTGTTCCATATCGGAATCTTCATTGCGAATTACGCCGGTCGTGTCCTCATAGTATTCCCAGTCCAGCATATCGTAGAGACCTGAGCATATCAGGGCTGCCGATGCATCGCCTACATCGCCGATATCAATGGTTACACTAGGGTATTTGCGCTTAGCAAGCTCTGTGTCACGCTGTGCCTCTGCTTTGGCTGCTGTGGTATCGCCATCAGACAGTTTAAGTTCGCGTTGCCCATAGCGGGCTACGCTTCTGTCGTCTTGCGCCCAGGCCGTGATCTTGTCTACACTGGCCCCGTCAGCCTGTTCTTCTGTGTATTTTACGGCCACACGGTTAGCCATCTTCTCCATATTCTTGCCGACCGTGAGCGCGCCAGATCGCACGTGTACCTGTACCACCACGCCGTACCAAACCACCACGGACTGCTCGTTGCGAATCCGCACATAGTAACGTAGCCAGTTAAGACAGTCCCATAGTCCCGTCTCGTCACCAACAACGGTTATTTCAGCGCGCCGATACCCACCCCTTGCTTTAGCAGCATAACGGGCCGGTGTCAGCTTGAATCTGTGAGTAACCGGATTGCCGGTCTCATCAAACAGATCGACAGCGAACATTACAGCGTCAACTTTCTTGGTCTGTACCACATGCGCACAGAGAAGGTGTGCGTAATGAAGGAATCGCCGGTAGCCACACGTTGCGAAAACAATATGCGTTGCAGCTTGTTAGGCCACACCACCAAAGGCTGCCCAAATTGCGGCCAGCCAGTCGTTTTGAGACCACCAGACACGGATAAGAACTTACGTTCTATTTCGTCAAACTCCATATAATCGTTGTTGGCGACCGAGATACCAGCATTGCGATACTCGCGAAACGTATCTGTACCTACCAGTTGCACAAAATCTATGTTCATAGTGTAGGTGTTGGCAGCCATAGTGTGTAGGTACAGCCGCACAGGAGCATAGCTTTCGTCGTGGTCGCCAGGAGGCACGGGAATAGACCCCAGATCGTGCAACTGTAACGCCGGAGCAGCACGCAGCGTTACGAAGTCTCCCTCCCACAAGATCGTAGAGCCGGTGCTGTTGTAAATAACTGGCTTTATATACGTCTCATAGGTGGGCGAATCGGTACGCATCAGCAGTCTAAACCACCGTCCGCCAGCAGCCATCATTGCACTGGTAAGATTCCACGCTACTGACGGCTGCTCTGCTGCTCCTACCGTAATCGACACGTATTGTCCACCGGAATAAGCTGCCCCACTGTTAACGGTACCAAAACCTGCAATACGCGATTCACCTTGCAACGTATACCCGAACGTGTCTGGGCTGGCAAAGGCATTGTTGCCAGCGTAAATGGTCTCAAACTGCTGTGCGCTTCCTGTTGTGTTGGTTATGCGCACCCGCACAGGAGCAGGAAGCATACCTGTGCCCGATACCTGTGCCGCCGCCACCTGTACCCAGTTGTTGATACCGTCGTTTGTTACAGTACGCCCACCGGTAGCAGCCGCCTGGCCGTTGGCCGACAATTGCAACTCCGTTTCCGGCCCTTCCATCCACGGCACTCTGGTAATGAACAGTTGTTCCTCTACCGCCCCACGCCACAATTGGCTCGCGGCATGCTCACCAGTAAGCCTGCCGCCCAAAACTTCAGACCGATATGTGGTGCCGTCGCCATGCACTTGGGTCTGCAAAAACACACGTGGCCCCACACCAAGCATCTTGCGTCGATAGGCGGCACGCAGCAGGCTTTCGACGTTGCGTGCCGAGCTTTGAATTTCGCTAAACGTGCCCGAAAGAAGAACGGAGATCGTCTCGTTAACCTCTCCCTCTTTCATCTCTTGGTCGTTAGGGCCATAGAACGGATAATCGGTAGTTAGTACACCACTGGCGACTAAGGAAACCGTCGTTGTGCCGTCCGTCAGGGAAAACGTGTTAGCCATTAGCGTGGCCTCCAGCGACTTAGTTCTTGTTTCATCTGATGGACCAGGTAATCGGCATCACCCCTGTTGGCAATGGTTACGCCACCCATATTGATGGTTACGCCACCCATGCCCATTCTGTCCATCTCGCTGTTGCTATAGATGCGTGCTCCGGCGGGCAACTGTACCAGTTCCGGCCTGTCAGGATCACCCACAATCGCCAGCCCGCCGCCAAAGAATTTTGTTCCCGCGGAAAAAGCCGGAACCTTCTGTGTCGGCACCACATCCTCTGGCGTAGCCGATTGCGTGGGAGCACCAGGCGCAAAGCCGGTGTTGAACGCATCAGAAGCCGACTTGCCCAACTCCTGCCACGTTGACCATACGGTCGGTGCGCCAAGTGCGGACTGATAGGCACTAGCCACCTTCGTCATGGTATCCGCCGCTCGCTCTGGGTCGGACATGGAAGCGGCAATGCCTGCTGTGGCCGCATCTCCTACGGGAGCAAACTGCTCTGGCGTCGTATTAGCTATTAGTCCGTTGGACAGGGCTGCGCTAAGCCCCTGTACCTGCAAGTCCAGATTCTTGTCCTCTATCCCAAACAACGCCAGTACGTTGGATTGTCCTTGCAACGCCGCCTGCTGCCGTTGTATCGATTGCTGTACAGCATCCTTATTGATCAGGTCTAGGTTGTCTGCGTTAGCAAATAGACTAGAGTCGTTCCATGCCTGCTTAAACAACTCTAAAATTACGTCCGCGGGTAGATTCGGGTCTAATCCAGCCCTGGTCGCGGCATCGCGAATATCGACGCCTTCCCAGTCCGTCCCGTTGACGACTTCATCGGTAAGCCGCCGCACGTAGTCATCAGCAAAGTTCTGGGGAATCCCCAGGTCTGCTAACCGCATCTGGTCGGCAGTAACCTCAGATGTACCAAACAAGCCTGGCGTACTTTCAACGGCGCTGCGGAATGCATCAGCCATGATCTCCGCATTGCGATTTGAGGCTTTGACCGCATCCGTGTTGTCGCTAAGCTCGTCAATCAAACCCAGTGTAGCCCGCAACTGCTCCCTGTTGATTGCCCCAGAGCGATACTTGGCAAAAGCATCTCTAGCGGTAACAAACGGATCAGGCGGATTGCTTGTAGTACCCTCTTGGAAAAATGGAATCCGCAATGCCGCCGCCGCAGCCATAAGCTGCTGGCTGATCGGATTGCTGTATATCTCTACGCCTGCGGGGAGACGTACCAGTTCAGGCCCTTCTTCACCTACAACTGCCCATCCGCCACGGAAGTGAGGATCGCCTGTGGCGCGCCCCATTTTGTCCAAGCCAGGGATAGCACCTGAGCCGGAGCCGTCTGGATACGTAAGCGGATATATTGGCTTGCGTGGAAACGAATGAGTATTGCTAGGCCCTCTTTCTGCCGCTGCACTAGCCAGACCGAGCGCACGTAGCAAGCTATCCAGCCAGCCAGGTGTAGGTATAGTCGGCCATGTCCACACAGGCAGCGTGGGCCACTGCCAGCCAGAAAGCGAACCTACAATCGAATCGAAGCCGCCACGCACTTCTTCAAACTTACCGGCTGCGCTCACCAAAACGGAACCCAGACTGGCTAGACCACCCACCACAAGACCGAGTAGCTCAAATTTCTGTAGCCAAGCCGGAGACCTGATAACCGGCCATTCCCAAGGAGGCAGCACCGGCCATTCCCATTTGGGATATTCCTGGGGATATTCCCATTTGGGATAAGACTCAGGCCACGCCCATGTGGGCAACGTAGGCCACTGCCAGCCAGAAAGAGATGACACAACGAACTGGGCTGCGGTTATGGTGAGGGTAACCTTTGCCATTTCGTTGTTGATTCTCGCACCGATAGCGTCACCCAGTCTTTTGGTTGTCTGGGCAATAAAGCCTTCCTCCACCGTGCCCACAAGCTGCACTACAGGGACTTCGGCGTTAGGGTCGGTATAAATCTTGCCAATCTTGGCTTCGGCGTCGTAGACATAGGTGAAGTTGGCTATACCGTCTGGGCCCGCATACCAGTCTACTCGTTTAATGCCAGCTTCGGCGTCGTAGACAAAGTTAAAGCCTTCGCGATTTGCCTCATCGAACCAGTCTACAGACGTTACCTTGGCGTAGGAATCGTATGTCCAGGAATAGTTGCCCTCTGGATCGAAATCTACTTTTGTTACCGTAGCTTGTACAGGCACATCAAACGGCTGATCGCCCGTGATGATCTTGGGAGTAATCTCAAATGTGCCACCCTGTATGGCACCGATACCGGCCAGCACCTTGAGCCAGGCCGGTTCCTGTTCCTTGCCCTCCAGAGCCGTAGTGACGCGCTCTATGTCAGCGACAAGGGTTGTGATCGACAGATTGGCAATCTCACCGATGGTTCGGCCAAGCTCTTTGACGCCGTCCTGGAAATCATCACTTTCCAGTATTTCGGCGACACTGGCAATGCCAGGACGCGCCGCTTCAAAGGCGGGACCGAACAGGTTTTCCAAGGTGAGCAGTTTAAGCTCTCGGATACGCTCGATCATGCCGTCGAACGTAAATGTGGCGCGCTTAGCCGACCCGCCGTAGAATTCCTCCAAGGAGCGAATAATGGCTTCTACCGCTAGGTCGGCGGGAACCAAGCCATCCTCTATCCACTTTGTGATTTCCCCTTTGCTGGCACCAAAAGCACTTGCCAGCACCTCAGATGTAGAAACGCCAGCTTCGGAAAGCTGGCGTAGTTCCTGAGCAGACAGCTTGCCACGTGTTCTGATCTGGCCTAGAGCCAGGTTTACACGTTTGATGATAGCTTCGCTCTGCCCTGTGGCGGCTGTGAAGTCAACCACTACCTGCGTCAGACGTTGGGCTTCTTCGCTAGTAAAGCCGTATGCCTGAGCCAGACGGAATGCTTCGGCTACACCCTCACGATTGAAGGGCGATTGTAGAGAAAGCTGTCTTACCCACTGCGTCAATTCCTGGGCGCGCCCAGTAGCCATTTGGAGGGCGTCGGCCATGTTAGTGGCCTGCCCCCCTTGAATAAGCTCTCTGGCCGTCATAGCCCGCAGGGAGATTTGTAGCTTCTCCGTGTAGGCGTAAGAATCAAACGCCTCGCGACCTATCTCGCCCAGAGCGCGGGCTATGCCTTGTAGGGTAAGAACGATACTGGCACCGGCAAAACCACCTAAAATGCCGGTGCCGAACTTGCTAAAGCCAGAGAATATCTGCTGGCTTCGGCTGGCTGTCTTTTGAAATTGTATTATCTGTCCGGCCAGGCTATTGAGGGCCCGCTGTGCCGGTGCTACGTTTGCGCCAACCTGAACAAGTAATGACGCGACTTGTATGGGCATTATTTTAGCCTATGCTGAGAAGCCTTGGCTTCAGCGGAAATAGCTTCCAGCGCCCACTCCATCCACCACGATGGCTGTTCCATCAATTCCCACGGCGCGACTTGCAAATACTGAGCGGCTCTGAGGATCATGTACCATTCTGGCACTTCACCCAGATCGCCGCCGCTAGCCAGGTAAAGGCTTAGCTCGCCGCGCTCGGTGCGTTTGGGCGTCTGTCGTTGCGTATTGCCTCCAAAATAGCCATTAGCACGGCGTCGGGCAGCTTGGCAATGTTTTCTTTCGTGACCGGCCATGGCTTGGTACCGTCCATGATTTCCCACGCCTTGATTACGGATGCTATGGTCTCCGCATAGTCGGACATTGCTTCCTCTAGCGGCATGTCCACATATGACGCAAGCGATAGCTTCAAATTCACGGCAGGCGTGAACCGATGCGGAAAGTAGGTAACGGTAAATGACTCTCCGTCATATGTTACCGTTACCTCCTTAGTCCGTTTACTCAGATCGTGTAGGTTAAGCATGTGCCCCCCCCTTCTTGATTACAGCGCAGAGATGTTATTGACGATTTCCCACGAGAACGCCTTGCCCCATGTGGTGTCGTGGGTTAACTCGCCTTCCCAACGAACAGCAACGACGCCCTGTTCCTCCGGGAAGTCACGGACAGATGTGATTTTCATTGCCAAATCCAGCGTTGACTTATAGGTGTCTATGCCGGAAATGACAGGGCCGATAGACTGGACACGCAGGAATTTCGTGTCGCCAGCCCGAACTTGCGTGAGCAGGCCCATGCCGGTTGCATCGGCAGCAGCCAGCAACGTTACGGTGGATCGTGGTTCGGTATCCACGTCGGCGGCAAAGCTGCTCGTGCCGTCCATCGCATATACCTGACCAAACAGGTTGTCCATGCCCATTTCAACGGAAAAACCACGTGTCATAGCGGATGCACCGGCCAAGCCCGCCGCACTATCAGCCAGGTAGAATGTCGTTTCTGTAGGCATGATCGGGCGTTGCGCGATTTCAGTCGGGCCAGCCGTTAGCGTGATGTTGTCCTGTATGGCTTTGCCGAACATCGTGCCACGGAACGTAGCCTCATTGCGGTTGAAGGTTACATTAAAAGACATTAGCTGGCCGTATACGAACTTCATTGCTCGGGCCGCACTGCCCATTTCTACCGTAAACGACTGTACCGTCTCGGCTGATGTGGTGCTGTGTGTGAATGTATAGGTGTAAGGAGACGTTCCGGTAGGGGTAACCTCCTTGATTGCAGACGACAGCCAGTAGCACATCTCCGTGTAGCTTAGCGGGCCTTCAAGCGTAGCCTGCATCCACTCTTTAGACAGCGTGGCGATTGTAGGATACCGGTAGCCGGTAGCCTTATAAGTAGATACGTCGAACTGCGGTTCGGCTGTCACCATTGTGCTCGTCAACCGCTTGCTAGCGGCAACGCCAGTGCCTTTGGTTGTTTCCAAGCCGATATTGGCAATTTCAAATACCTTGGCTCTTTCAGCCATAATTGTCCTCCACTATTGTGCGTAAATGCGGTATATGCCGCCCAGTTGACGGTACTGGGTAATTCCGTCATCCTCCAGATGCGTGAACTCAAATGGCTGCTCTCTCACGCAAGCCACGACCTGGCCGTTTGTTACAATGCCGGACTTGCCGTGAATTAGCAGATCGATGCGCGCTGCTATTTGAGCCAGTACGCCGCCGTAGGATTTATTGGTATGTACTCCCCTTACCGCGAACTGCGGGTCACTCATAACACGGATATACCCTACGCCTCTGGTATCTATACCAGGAGACGACAGGGTAAACATCACCAGCGGGTACGCTGTGCCCTTGGGGATAGGCGGCTCCCACACGCCCCCCACAGCCAAAGACATCAATGTAGCATCACCGGTAAGAACCGAGTATAGCCATTCCCTTGCGGTAACCGTTTCGATACCTGACGTCACGGTATGCGCCTCTCCAGATCAGCCATCCTGCGAATGAATTCACTCCTAAACTTGTCTGCGCTTGGCCCAAAGTGTGGGCGCGGCAGCATGTTAGGTGTGCCATATTCCAAAAACATCGCGTGTCTCTCATATTCGGCCACATAGGTAACCGTGCCGTGCCGCTCCGTGCTTAGGCCAGAGATAAGCCGACCAGTCCAAACCGCAGGGTATTCATCAGGAGCGCTAGCCTGGTGAAACCCAAGTGGAGTGTGGTAAATGTTGCCATGTTTTGGCTGGCGCATCTCACTCTCCACATCATTTCTGATTAGCTTGGCGACATCCTCTGCGATGTCGCCAGCCGCTCTGGGCAGCGCCGCTATGACTTTGGCAATGTTGTTGTAGGTTACAACGGTCACGATTCGTAGCGTCATGATGCCCTTATACAGGTGGCTATCAGTTCCATGTCGTAGCTTCTGTCACTGCGAACGCCCATGACAAGATATTCGTGAGTGTCAACCACAATCTTGTCTCCCTGCTGCACGTCGGTGCCAGGGGTGAACACGATTGACCACGGTATGCCGTCTCTGGTCTGCCCGGCTACCGTAGTTGCTTCCGGCAAGTGATCTGACGTATACACACGACATGGCGCCGCAGCAACAATGATTGTTGGCGTGTGAATGTAGCTTCCCAGGCCGTCAGACACACTTGTTGAACGATATACGTCTGCCGTTTTATCCATAGCCTCATCCACCATTGCGTGCATGTCGGCCAGGTCTAAAGCATCGAATGCGGGCATCAGCTTGTCTCCTGTAAGTTTCGCACCCTATACGTGAACTGGTCACGCAGTACATCGCTTACTCCGTAGTTGGCAACAAGCAGAACCCTACGCACGTCATATGTGGCCGTGGACAGCATCACGTTATCCTCTGGTGCCAGCGTGATCTCCATGCTGGCACCAGGAGAGATACTTGTAGATGTACGAACCGTTGTCCCCGTACGCACATCTACAATCTCGTATGTCGCACTGATTGGAGCCGCCGCCGCACCCGCCTTGTCTTTGGGCGACACAGTCAGGTATGCCGTGCTTCCTTCATTAACCACATACGTAGCCACAACGCCCCCTTAAGAAAGCGTGATTTGCAGGTCTAGTGTCCAGGTTTGACCTGCCGCCTTCGTGCCCTGCGTGTCAACCTTGCGATTAAGATTCGTGCCGGTGTCGTCGGTTGCGTTGACAACGGTAAACTCACGCCAGTCGAAGTTAGCCGCCGAAGTGCCGAACACGGCTCGCCAAGTAACAGTCTGGGCAGATCGTGATGGATAGCCAGCTTCCATTCCGACCCACGCCTTATTAGTAGCCGCTTGCAAGGCAGTCTGTGTTGCTGCGGCTGCGGTCGTGCTGTCACCCACACCGAGACGAGTGTTGGCGTTGTTATACGGTGTGCCACCCGCCCCGATGATAAGATCGAGCGCAAGCCCGATGCCCTCATTGAGCAGCAGATTGCCTGACACGCGGCTTACGGCTGGCAACTCGACGCCGTTTGCGTCAACAACGGTTGTTGGCTCACCTCTAAGGTAGGCGTCATGATCCTTATAGCGGGTAATTACCCACTCCGAGCGCACCTTAGCGCCCTCCGACACAGACGACATATATCCTCCTATTGTTTTAGGTTCCAATCCGCAACTCGCATGGCCCATGTCCATGTGACAATGCGTTTGGCAAACGTCATTACGATAGCAACTAACTGCTTGGTCGTATCTACCTGTAACGCAATATCTGTACCGGCAGCGACATCCAGCACCGTGAGCACGCTGCGTATACTGCCGATTACATCCAAGGCCGTTGTTGCATCTGCAACGGGCACAGTTACCAGCACTTGCGATACGCTATCCGATGCGGTAGCCGCCTGATTGATCTGCACAAGTGCTTGCAGCAATACGGAATCAGCGCCAGTACCGGCGTCGGGTACGATAACGCTTAGCAGGACGTGGGTCTCGTCTGTGCCGCTTAGCGTGTCACCTACCGTGATCGCGCCAGTTAGCACCAGTTGTTCAGTGCCGGTAACCACGTCAGCAACTGGTGTTAAAACAGACAGCGTGGCGGAATCCACACCTATTCCGCTGTCAACAATGGTTACTAGCTGTGCTGTCAGCACCGATACGATGTCAGCACCGTTGCCAGTATCAGCAACCTGTAGCTGGACGGCTACGGTAATTGCGTCACCGCCGACCCCCACCTCCTGGGTGAGCATGGAGACGCTAATTTGTACTACGTCATTCCCTGCCGCCGCATCCAGAACGGTCTTTAGCGTTTCTGAGAGTACGGTTACCAGGTCTACGCCTACCACGGAATCGCTGACTACCGTGGAGGCGACAAGAGAGATCGTCTCTGTACCTGCCGCTATATCTGTAGCCGTAAATGAGACAGACACCGAAATGCCGTCTGTTCCTACGGCGCTGTCCAGCACCGATATAAGCGTTTCGGTGATCACCGAAACCACATCGACGCCGGTAGCGGTATCCAGTAACGGCACGGAGACAACGATCTGGCTAGTATCGCTGCCGCCGCCGCTGTCCAGCACCACCGCCGTAATAAACGGTATATTGATCACGTCGGCCATCGTGGCCGTATCAGACAGCGCCGCCACGATGGATGTTGCCAGGGTATCCGCCCCCGACACCACGTCGATAACGTTGATTAAAATGCTTCCCGACACGGTATCGTTGCCGCTGCCGCTGTCAACAACCGTTGTTGAGGCTTGCGCAGACAGGAAATCGGAGACGCTGCCGGACTCCAGTTGTTCCAGAAGTGCGGACACTTGCGCTAGTACATCGTTGCCGCTACCCGTATCTGGTAACGATAGGCTGGCGATGGTCTGTAGCGTATCGTTGCCGCTGCCCGTATCACCGCTTGATGTGGTTGCGGCGTTGCCCGGTAGCGTATCGTTGCCGCTGCCGCTGTCTGTAGTCTGCAAGCCAACTGCTATATTCGTTGCGTCACTGCCACTGGCGACATCGGTTACCGTGACCGTGGTAGGGCCACCTCCGGCCACGTGGATCGCGGGTATAAACCATACCGGCTCTGCCCACCCTACCGGCACTTCGTTTTCGTCTGTTAATGTGCCTGTCTGTGTCCAGTGGTTACCTGCACCGCTATAGTCGTAAATGCGCACGCCCGTACCAGGATTCATCGGAGAGATCAACCATGCGCCGTTGGTTTGCAGCGCACTTGCGGCCAGCATTTCCCGTTGAATCTCGTCTATGCTTAGCGCAAAGTCCCATGCCTTGAATGCACCTAGCGTAATGTTGCTAGGCTCACCCCAAGTGGTATTGCTGCCAAGCCGCAAGGTTCCCCATGCACCCACAGTCGGTAAACTAACATCCAAAACACCATTAATGTAGACGCCGCCCGACGTGGCCGATCTGCGAACAACGGCTATGTAATACCACCGGCTAAGGGCTAGCGTACTGCCCTGGTAATCGCTACCGTCGTCGTAGTAGCTGAGCTTGTCGGTACCGTCCCAGTCGTACAGGATTTGTCTGGTACCGCCCAGGTCTAGGATCGTGCTGTATGGTGAGTTAGTTGCATTTCGGAAATACCAAAATGCAACTGTGCCGACTCCAGATGTAGGCCAGGTATGCGTTCTCGATAGATAATTGCTGGCACTACCCGCAAAGCGAACCGCCACAAATGCTCCTAGACTGACTGATACCGATAGGGAACCATTTTGACCGTGCTGCCACTGGCGGGGAACGCTACCCCAGACCGATTGATAACAAAGAGCTTAATCGGGACAGGAGGTAAGAACACCGGCCCACGTAGCCCCACGCCTAACGGCACTCTTTGTGCGGTCGTTACCGCACGCAATGGAAATCCACCAACAAACGACGTAATGGGAGCAGTGCCGCTCGCACCCGTAATGGCATCTGAGTAATTGGTGCCATCTGCTGCTGCAATGATATATAGGTCTATCGTCGAATTGGCGGTAGGGTTAGAACCAAAGGTTACGTTCAATTCAAACGTGGCATACACATATAAGTTGGCACCGTTGTCATATGCGGTACCCAACGCTGCCGCACTATTCGCCAAGCTATTTAGCTCGGTGCTTAGAAGCGTTTGAATTGCAGCGGCTTCCCACTTGATTGTTGCCATGCTAGCCTCTCAATGCGACTGCTACGTCCTGGTCGCTAACTGAGCCAAAGCCCAGGTCGTTCGCTCTAGACGACATGCGAGATGCGCGTTCCAGTAGGGAATTGGCGTCACTTACCGTGAGCACCCCTCCTGTAACTAGAGCATCTAACATTCCCCGCACCTCTGCTCTGCCGATATCTATTGTTTCCAGAGGGGCGTTTATCAGCGCCAACGCCGTCTCCGCCACTGTGGCGATTGCCTGCTCTGGGTGCTGCGTGCCCGCAGACAGTTTTCTCATTGCCCCTGTCTGTGCCGCCCAGATCAACACTTCCCCGATACTCAGGGGCACATATCGTTGTCCTGCTGGCTGATTAAGCAAGTCTGCAATCCGGTTATCGGCACCGGATTGCACGTGCCCTACATAGCCCAGGCCAGCAGGATCATTCATTATTTCATTGCGTAGTGCTATGTGATCCATAGTGCCACCAACTTGTCATAATAGCTTAATTAAATGTCATTTTTCTTAAGCTATTGCGTTTCCATGTGCGCTTCTATCAGTCGCCGCACAGCCGTTGCGTCCGTTCCGGCTACCGTCACGGTGCCGCCGTTTATGATGTAGCCTGCCGCCGCCTCCGCCGATTCGACACACTCACTGCGTAGGGTGGTAGTAGGTCTCATACTGAGTCTGCCGTCTCTCAGGCTCATTTTGTAAGCAGAACACGCTCCACCTGCCATCGCCATGTTATTCCTTAGCCTCCAACTCTGCGGCCTCTGCTCTTTCTCGCTCTGCGTCGTCTAGTATTTGACGAGCAATACACAACGCATCAGTCCGAAAAACATTGCGTCCCACGATCTCCACGGATGCCACATATGTACGCTTTGGCGGCAAGACGACCACGATGTCCTTCTCTACGTCCTCATCCATTAGTTGACCTCTGGGTTAATCCACCATTCGCTGCCGGGCGATACGTCGCCATCGTTGATTAGACGCATGTCTTTGCCGTTATCACTTGGCACCACCCACCCCGCCCATCCGACCGGCACGTTTTGCAACTGGAAGGGTACGCAATCAGGTCCCGGCGCGGCGCAGTTGGCAAGTGCGCCGTTCGGTGTCGTGTAGCCGCCGAACGTCACAAAGCCGTCCCGCTTGCCGTCTGCATCCGTCGCGGTCCCGTCCCACGAAGCCGGTACACCAGCCCACAGGCGGAACGGGCTGTGCTCGGTGTTGTTAAACCGTGTCGGATGGCCAACTTGCTGGTCGATGTATTGCTCGACTGCAATACCGCCTTGGCTCACAAAACAGGTCGGGGCGTCGAACCGGATCACGTGCAGACCGCCGTAAGGGTGGCTGCCGTAGCCGCCGCCCGGCTGCGTTGTCCACAGTTGCCAGTTGTCCCTTCCGAGATCACTGACCTGGCCGCAGGTTTTGCATTGTGCCCAGTCGTTTTCCCATTTATCGCTGCCTTCATTGCATGGTCTTGCGGCGCGATACGGGTCACTATGGATTGACTGCTGTGGCGGCCACGGGAGTCCGAATTCCGTGCCAGGCGTAGGGTCAGTCTTGGCGAAAGACGTCTTATACGGGACGTGTGCATACCCGTAGTCGTCCCAACCGCCCACACGAACGATGCCACAGCGCGACAGGTCGATTTTGGCCAGGTCGTATAACCCATTTGTCGTGCCAGTGATCGCACCGAACTGGCAGACCAAGAACTCCGAAAAGAAGCTATGCTTGCGCACGGAAGGGTCATTGCCGCCCTTGGCGTGATGCTCATAGCGGGCTGCAACGATGCGCGTCTGGGCCTGAGCGATATTCAGGTTGTTGTCGCTACTGGCGGTTAGCCAGCCCGCCCAGATTTTATAGCCGCCATGCTTGGTGTCATTTTCATAATGTGTGACACCATCCATCGTGTGGAAAGTCTGCCAAGGATAGCTGATTTGCTGGCCGCCCCACTGGGCACCCCAAGGGCCAAAGACGGTGCTCATGACAGCCGGATTGATGCCATGTTCGTGATCGTAATGACAGCCACGGTTGCTGTCCCATAGCCCATGCCACACGGTAGGATCGTGTGACTGGCAAAGTGGTGCGCCCGCTACCGGCGTCGTTGAGACGACGGGCGTGCTGGTGGGCGGCGCCGCCGTGCTGGTGGGCGTGGGCGGCAATGGAGTGTTGGTAGGGGTAGCAGTAGATACCGCAACGGTCGACGTTGCTGTCGGTGCCGCAGTTGCATTTGCAACGCAAGCGCCCGCCACCATATCGCCCGCCATTTGTTCAATGGTCAAGGCAGAGGCGTCCACACAGGACACCTCAAATGTCTCGCCTGCGAACAGGGCTAGTACGTTGCGGTACCCCTGCCCCTGGGCCGCCGAAATAGCGGCCCATATAAACACTGTAATTATGACGAAGCCTATTATTCCCTGCTTCACCTTACGCATAGGTTCCTCCAAGGCGAAGTCAGACTTCGCCTAAGTATGTGTTCTGGACCGATTAATCACGTAGACCGCCGCCACAATTTGTAGCGCAGCCAGCGGCAGAAATACGTGATCTTGTAGAGCTACGACGTTGGTCGTTTCGCCAACTCCCACCAACGAATATGTTGCTGCAATGATGATCAGAGCTATGGCTCTCCGCTTCGCTCCTAAGTTCCACAAGTGCAGCCCCATATACGTAAGCAAGGGTACCTGAATCATGTAGGCTGCAATCATCAGCACACTCGTGCCTATCTGACCAGAGCCAGCAATGATGTGATTACCGAGAATCCGGTCGTAGCCAGTAGCAAAACTAGTTGCCATTTGGATAACGTCCACGTTGATTTCCTCTTGGCCGCCATGTATGCATTGGCATCGACAAGCTGCTGGTAATGGACGGGAGACACTACCCATCCATATGTTCCATCACCACTATCTGCTACCATAAAAGCAGCGGCCACGTTCTTGTTGGCTCCGTTTACCAAAGCATCATAGAAAGCTGCGGCAAACTTCCATGCGTTGCGATCTATCACGTCCACATTGCCATAAACCACGTGGGTGGCACCGTGCCTGACCAGATACAACGCCATTACTCCAGTAGTGCAAGCATTAAAGAACACCGTACTCGCTCTAGACATGCGTACAAGTTGAGCAACGTCATCGGGCGTCAATCGCTTACCGTCACTCAGTTCCACATAGGCGTTGTTCTTTAGCTCGTCTCCGACTTGGATTTGATCTACACCGGCATGGCTAGCGAAATGGATCACATCAAAGTCGTTGTACCTACATGTCACATACAGATCGTCTATAGTTACTTGTCCGTTTAACACCGTCGTCTTGTGCTTGCCGGTGATGTAGCGTATCTCCGGCACCACATTTAGATCAGCGTGGTCAGGAGCTACCAGCAATATTCTGATCATTGCGCTATGTCTTATAGCGCCTCTAGCAGGATGTCGCTGCCTGCCCCAGGCACGATTGGAATTGTCAGCAATGCTTGATGTGTAATGGCGGCGTTACGTCGTCGTGTGTCGGCCAACTTTTGCACTCGCGGCGCGAGTTCGCCATGCTGTTGCTGTAGGTTACCCACCCTGGCAGACACCTTACTTAGATTCGCCGCCACACTTTCCAGGCACCTTACCTCTGCCAGGTCTAGAACTGCATCCCAGTAAGTGACGCCGACTGTTGATAAATCGGCGTCACTTACCGTTTCCACATTAGCGGTTGAGAACCCCAAGACCCGCAACGCCCATGCTATGGGGTCGTCAAGGTCTGGATTGCCACCGACCGTGGTGATATCCATACCGGCGCGTTCCATGAGAGGGGCGCAGCGCCTAAGCAAAACAGTGTCTAGCGAATAACGTTGCAACGCCATAGTTATTTACGTCGCCGTCGTTGTTCTTTTGGTTCTTCGGTTTGAGCAGCCGGTTCTTCTGGTTCCTCTTGTACCGGTTCCAGCTTGTCTAGAAACCCGACTGCTTCTTCCTCAGAAAGTTCCACGATATCGCCGGGCCCATATTGTTTCTCTGCACCGTGGCGAAAGCCCGGCTTCACTCTGTAGCGCATGATTACGCTCCAGTGGCGTGAACGATGCCGCTCCGACCGCTATAGTCACTCTTGACTTTGGGAGCAGCCACCGCGAGCACCTTGAAGTTACTCTGGAGGCCATCACCCGACATCCATTCGCGCACCTGAATGTCCAGTGCCTGTGCCCACTCCACGACCGTGCGATCCATCTGCACAAGCAGAATGTTGCCAGCGGTAAGAGTGGGGAGCAGATTGATGGACGAGATTTGCGGCATGCGCAGGATGCGATCAGCCGGAGTATCGCCGGAGCCGTCCGTGTAGTAGGCCAACGTGCATTCGTTGTATTGGGTAGTGGGCAGATAGAGCACGTATGGCCCCCAGTGACGGTCGCCCATTGCCGCACTGATCATGCCGGAAACCGTAGGCACGACGTTGGCAATGGTAGTCCAGTCGCCGCCGCCATAGTTGGTGGCGGTGTCCGTGTTCCGATCTGGATGATTGGTGTAGCCGTAGAGCTTCTGGCCGTTCAACTGGACACTTGCTCCACTTACAAGCATGGTTTCCAGTGCTTCGGCCACCACCATCGTGGCTTCCGTAGCCGCAGTCACATCAAGACCATCGCCCATATTCCGGCTCGCCATCAGCGTGCGGATATCCAGAGGGAAGGTCTTGAAGATGACCGGCACGGGCACACCTACCTGCACAACGTCCGGCAGATCATGCTCGGCACCCTGACCAGACATGTTGATCGTGGCGGGTGTGACTTCGCTTGACTTGTACCACTGGGTTACCAGGGTGCCGAGGCCGCCCAGAGTTTGGGTAAGACCGCGGACCCGCAGGTCGTCAACGGCCCGCAGGATTGTACGTGCCGACTGTTGAACAGCCGTATCAATCGCGGCCCACTCGTCTTTGAGCAACATGCTTTGGACGTAAAAGCCACGTGAGTGCAGGATTTCCACCTGCCCCGTGCGCTTGTTTACCCGCACGGGGCGGTACGTCGATTGCAGAATATCGGCACCTTCTGCCGACTGGAGACCCAGGATTTCTGCGTGTTTCATATTTGTATTCCCCTTACAGGATGCGCACCTTGATGCGGGCGGACGAACCGGTGGTCGTGACGGCTTCTTCGGCAACGCCGACTACGTCATGACCTTTATTAGTTGCGTCAACCAGCAGGGCACCGGCAGTCGTAGATGAGGCCAGAACGGAGCCGATTACGGCCGTCTGCGATGGAGCCAGCCACATATAAAGCAAGTCTCCGGGCTGTGCGTAGATAACCCGAACGTTGTCGGCAGAGTCATACGCCTGGTCGATAGCCTTAGCGGTTACGTCGTCAGCCCAGGCAGCCTCAATTGCGACCATGCGAGTGTTGACTTTGCTGGCCGAAGCCACTGGTGTGACCTGGGTGGCGCTAGACATTTCCACCAGCATGCCGGGCTTAATGGTGCTGGTAGCCGCGACGAGCTTGTCAACGATCTGGCGTTCAGCCCCGTTGACGAACAAAATAATGGTGTTGGGTGTGGAGCTAGCCATGTGTTACTCCTTCTTCTTTACTTCCAAGGCGGGAGGAACGTAGGCTTCCCATTCCGGCTCACCCTGGGCGTTCGACACGGCGCGGCCACGGTAGTCGGCAGGACGGAGTGAGCGTTCCAGCAGGTCTAGTTGCTGCATGGAGAACTTCTCCAGATCGGCTTTCGTGAAGGCGCAGGCCGCATTAGCGACCAGGCGATCGATCACGGTTTGTCGTTGCTGCTGATTCGTTGCCTTGACGGTGGACAGCAGACCTTTGATGCCATCTACACCACCGAACTCTGCAAAGACGGTTTTGATTGCAGCGAGTTCGGTGGCCAGAGCAGCAAGGTCGCCTTCTTCCTTTGCGCCCGCGGCTGCTGATTGAGACGGTGTCTCAATTGCGGGCGTTTCGGGGTTTTGCTCGTTGACGACGGGAGTTTCAGGAGTTTTGGCCTTCTCAGGCTCTTTTCCCTTATTCTCCTTCGCGACGTCTGCCATATTGGTTCTCCTGTTTGTGCGGGGTACGCCGCAGCCATCCTTGACGGAACAGGCTCCTATTTCACCAGGAAGTAGGGCTATGTGATCTGGTAGGATGTTGCGGTGGATACCCTCATACGAAATGCCGTTGTATTTCCCCTGCTTCCACTCGATATCCGAGAAGTAGCCGGTGGACACTTCCATGACCCCGCCTCCGTTTGAGAGACGGGTAAGAACGTCTGGTCGCAGAGCTTTTAGCTTTGCGATATCCAGCCAGAATTCCCCGTGCATACCGCCGCCTTTTAGTTGGGCCAAAAAGAACCAGCCCACCGCAGACTTACCCCATACGTCCGGACTGTTCGCCATTACGTACATGTCGTTATCGTCTGTCGGGTGGTCTATGGTTACGGGGCGACCGTTCCAAGAGGGGAGGGAGAGGGCTATTTCATGTGTGGGCACGAAGTAGCCATTCAGCACGCCTTCTTTGATTGGTACTGCTGGCAGCACCAGGTACTCTTTACCATCCAGCATTTCGCGCCTGGTGTTGTCAGCAGCGTTAACCGACGATTTGTGGCTGTTGAACCGTGCGGAGTTCAGGCGGCCAAGGTAGTCGGAAAGCACAGACCGAGCCGCATCATTGCCGGTGGGCGCATCTGTTTCTGGATGAAGGAGGGAGGCGGCAGCGGTCAGGAGCAGGTTTTCCACGGCCACCATTTTCCCGTCAACGATGTCAGCGACGGGCCAAGCATAAGATTCTATGTTGT